CGGCAAAGCCTGCTAAGGAGTCCAACATGGACATGCTGGAAAAGAAACCGCAACCCCCAGTCAAGCACGGCGTGTATAACCCGGACTCTGGGGCGCCCCCTCCGCAAGACATCGACGGCGGTTCGGCCAAACCGGCCCCCAAAGCGTCTAAGCCTAAGAAAATGGCTGCTGGTGGCTCCGCATCGTCGCGTGCCGATGGTTGCTGCATCAAGGGCAAGACTCGCGGAAAGATGGTGTAACCATGATGGCCAGCCGTGGCATGGGTGCGATCCGATCCAGCAAGATGCCCAAAGGCGCTCGTAAAGAGCGTCGGGACGACACTGACTTCACTCAGTACGCTGAGGGTGGTAAGGTCAATGCGGCTGGCAACTACACCAAGCCCGGGATGCGCAAGTCGCTGTTTGAGTCCATCAAAGCTCGGGCAGTGCAGGGCACGGGTGCCGGTCAGTGGAGCGCCCGCAAGGCGCAACTGCTGGCAAAACAGTACAAGGCCAAGGGTGGCGGGTACAAGGACTGATCGTGAAAGCCCCTCAGAAATCTCTGAAGGACTGGACCGCTCAAAAGTGGAGGACTAAAAGTGGCAAACGCTCTTCTGACACGGGTGAAAGATATCTTCCAGAGTCTGCGATTAAAAGCCTCAGCCCTGCTGAGTACGCTGCAACAACGCGTGCGAAGCGTGCGGGAAAAGCTGCCGGGAAGCAATTCGTAAAGCAGCCGCCTAAAGTGGCAGCAAAAACATCGAGGTACCGATAATGGCAAGCAAATTTCCTGACCTCACGGGCGACGGCAAAGTCACTCAAGCTGACATCCTCAAGGGCCGTGGTGTCGAAAGCATGAAAAAAGGCGGCAGCATCAAGTTCATTCAGGAAGCAATTAAGAAACCCGGTGCTCTGCGCGCCGCTCTTGGCGTTAAAGGCGACAAGCCTATCCCTGCTAAGAAGTTGGCTGCTGCGGCCAAGGCTCCGGGCAAAATGGGCCAACGCGCACGTCTGGCTCAGACCCTCAAAGGTCTTGGGAAGAAATAAATGGCGGTTACTACTGGACTCACGTCGTTTAACCTCGATCTCAATGAGATTATGGAGGAGGCGTATGAGCGTGCGGGTCTAGAGATCCGTACGGGCTATGAGTTCCGTACGGCACGTCGTTCGCTGAACATGCTCACCATCGAGTGGGCAAACCGTGGCATCAATCTGTGGACGGTAGAGCAAGGCCAGATCGTGATGAACACGGGTCAGGCGATCTATCCTTACCCCGCTGACACTATTGACCTGCTTGACCAAGTCATCCGCACTCAGGCCAACGGCCTGAACCAGACTGACATCAACATCAGCCGCATCTCCGAGCCGACGTACTCCACGATCCCCAACAAGCTGGCGCAAGGGCGTCCGATTCAGGTGTGGATCAACCGCCAGACGGGCGCGACCAACAACACGAGTGTAACGTTGAACGGGGCAATTACGGCTACGGACACCACGATCACCGTCAGCAACGCCTACGATTTGCCTGCGGCTGGCTGCATCAACATCGATAATGAGACCATTGTCTATCAGAACGTCGATGGCAATCAGCTTCTAAACTGCTTCCGGGGCCAGAACGACACTACGGCAGCGGCTCATTCCAACGGCGCAGCGATTGCGGTGGCAAATCTGCCCTGCATCAATGTCTGGCCTACGCCAAATGCTCCGGGCGACCAGTACATCTTCGTGTACTGGCGTATGCGCCGCCTGCAAGACGCGGGCAACGGTGTGAATGTTCAGGACATCCCTTTCCGTCTGATTCCCTGTTTGGTGGCTGGCTTGGCATATTACGTCGCGTCCAAACGCATGGAGATCCCGCCGGATCGAGTGGTGATGCTCAAAGGCGAGTACGAACAGCAGTGGCTATTAGCATCTCAGGAAGACCGCGAGAAGGCTCCTGATCGTTTTGTGCCTCGGCAGTTGTTCTATTGAGGTGATGTGTGCCCAACCGCTTTGCCTCTGGCAAGTACTCAATTGCAGAGTGTGACCGCTGCGGTCAGCGGTACATGCTCAAGGAGCTTAAGAAGCAGGTTCTTAAGACAAAACTCTACAACATCAAGGTCTGCCCAACCTGTTGGGACCCAGATCAGCCTCAGTTGCAGTTGGGTATGTATCCGGTCAATGACCCGCAGGCGGTTCGGGAGCCTCGCCCCGACGTTAGCTATCTTGTGTCTGGCAATAACGGGTTGCAGATTGTTAGTACGGGCACTACGGCAACTGACGCCGCAGGGACGCCAGAGGGTGGTAGCAGGGTGTTCCAATGGGGGTGGAACCCCGTTGGTGGTTCAAGAGCCAATGACGCGGGTTTGACTCCAAATAACTTGGTTTTAACCGTTAATTTAGGCACAATCACGGTAGTAACGACGTAAGGAGTCGAACATGGACAAGAAAGATTTGGCCCAAGACAAAAAGATGATTGCTGGTGCGGTGCACAAGCATGAAAAGGCGTTGCACAAGGGCAAGCCGATGACGAAGCTCAAGAAGGGCGGCGTCACTTCTATGGCCATGAAAACGATGGGCCGTAACATGGCGCGTGCAAAGAATCAACGCGGAGGCTAATCATGGCTAAATTCAGCGACAAGCGGATGGGCAAAGAAGTTGGCTCTGCCGATGTCTATGCCACGCCCCACACGATGTCCGGTTCGACCGTCAACGTGACCAACGCAATCCCTACGGTCTCGGGTGCTAAGCTCATGGACGAGTTGGACATGTCTGTTGGCGGCTATAGCAAGGGCAACTGTCCTCCTATTAACCGTAATGGCGAACAGACCATGCGCGGCTACGGTGCCGCAACCAAGGGCATTAAAACTCGCGGCCCGATGGCTTGAGGTGTTGAATGAACTACGCCGAGTTGGTCACTGCAATTCAGGACTACGCTGAGAACTCGTTTGATTACTCGACGACTCCGTCGATTCTCAACACGTTCATTCAGCAGGCTGAGCAGCGCATCTACAACACGGTGCAGTTTCCCTCGTTGCGTAAAAACGTGACGGGCATTACCACGGCCTCCAACAAGTACCTGTCGTGCCCCACGGACTTTCTCTCCGTCTATTCGATGGCGGTGATTGATGCGTCTGGGAACTATGAGTACTTGCTGAACAAGGATGTGAACTTCATCCGTCAGGCATATCCGAATCCGAGCGACACCGCAATTCCGAAGTACTACGCCCTGTTTGGTCCGACGACCACGGGCGGTGCAAACCCGGTGCTGACTGACGAGTTGAGCTTTATTCTTGGCCCCACGCCGGATGCGCAGTACACCGTTGAGCTTCACTACTTCTTCTATCCCGAGTCCATCACGGAAGCGGCTGATGGTCAGACTTGGTTGGGCGACAACTTTGATACGGTACTGCTGTACGGTTCGCTGGTTGAGGCATACACCTACATGAAGGGTGAGACCGACATGATGGCCCTGTACGACGGTAAGTACAAAGAAGCTCTTGCACTGGCTAAGCGTCTGGGCGATGGGCTGGAGCGCAGCGATGCGTACCGGTCTGGACAATATAGACAGGCGGTGACCTGATGGCGTTCACAGGCAACTACTCCTGCAATACGCTGCGCTCGGGCCTTGCCAACGGGACGATCAACTTCGCCTCGGACACGTTCTATCTGGCCTTGTACACCAACGCGGCTGCGCTAGATCAGACCACCACCGCGTACACCGCGACCGGGGAAGCCTCGGGCGGCAACTATGTTGCAGGCGGACAGATTGTCACAGCGACCGTCTCTGAACAAACTACCCCAAGCGGTAGTATCACGTACATCAACTTTTCGGACCCCGCGTGGACAGGCGTCATCACCGCTCGTGGGGCGTTAATCTATAAAGCTGGGGCTAATGGGGCTGTATGTGTGCTGGACTTTGGCGCAGACAAAACCTCGACCACAACTTTCACTGTGCAGATGCCAGCTAACACAAGCACCTCTGCTTTAATTCGACTTGTTTAAGGAGAGACCATGTTCAACGAAAAAGCAAAAGCTGGCGGTGTCTTTACTGTCCAGTGCCACGACAGCGAAGGCAACCTGAAGTGGTCTGCCGAGAAACACAACCTCGTCGTCAACGTCGGTCTCAAGGACATGAACGACAAGTACTTCACCGGTAGTGGCTACACCGCTGCGTGGTACATCGGTTTGTATGGCGCGGGCGCGTCTAACACCCCGAACGCTTCGGACACCATGTCTTCGCACGGCGGTTGGACGGAAGTGACGGCGTATAGCCAATCCACTCGCCCCGCTGCTACGTTTGCAGCAGCGTCCACCGCCGATCCGTCCGTGATTACCAACAGCGCTTCCCCCGCGACCTACAGCATCAACGGCACGACCACCGTGGGCGGCGCGTTCCTGACCAGCGATAACACCAAAGGCGGTTCGACGGGCATCCTGTTCTCCGCCTCGGACTTCCAGTCCCCCGGTGATCGTTCGGTGGTCAACGGTGACACGCTGACTGTGACCTACACCTTCAGCCTCGACGCTGCATAAGGAGCCGACATGGCCACCGCGTTCAAGAAGGGCGACGTTGTGAAGCTGACCAGCGTGGTGCCGCAAGGCCCCGTGTTGGCTCTGCGCATGGACGACAGCGGCATCATCCAGTACCTCGTGGAGTGGACGGATGCCAACGGGGTCACGCAACAACGCTGGTTCGACGAAGACCAACTGACGGGGGCCTGATATGGCCTTCGTCCTTGCGGACCGGGTCCGCGAGACCACGACAACAACCGGCACCGTATCGGTGGTTCTGGCGGGAGCCGTCACGGGGTTTCAAACTTTCGCGGCAATCGGCAACGCCAACATCACCTACTACACCATCGCTGGGCAGGGCACCTCCGAGTGGGAGGTGGGCATCGGCACGTATACGTCTTCGGGCACGACACTGTCCCGGGACACGGTGCTGGCCTCCAGCAACTCCGGCTCGCTCGTCAACTTCTCCGCTGGCACCAAGGACGTGTTCTGTGACTATCCCGCTGGTCGGGCGGTCATCGGGGGCATGGGCTACATCGAGAACGCGGCCACCATCACCACGTCTTCGACGATCAACACGGGCAATAACGCCATCAGTGGTGGCCCGGTGACGGTGAACTCCGGTGTAACGGTGACGGTGCCTTCTGGTTCTGTCTGGACGGTCGTCTGATGTTTGGCTTCTACGCGTTCTCCACGACCGCCATCTCCGCGCTGGCGGGGAACGTGTTCACGGCTGCGGTTATCGAGAGCGCCACGGCGCAGGATGTGCAGGTTGCCAACTTGTCCGTTCCTGCCTCGGTCAGTGAGTCAGCCACAGGTTCGGACGCGACTGCTGCACGTATCACTTTTGGTACGGTGGTCTCCGAGACTGCGACAGGTTCTGACGCGGTTGCCTCCGCTGCCACGTTTGGCGGTGTGATTGCAGAAACGGCTACCGGCACGGATACGGTGTCGGCGGCAGCGACGTTCTTGAGCAGCGTCAGCGAAACCACCACGGGCACGGACACGGTTTCTTCCACCCCGACCTACGCCACCAACATCTCCGAGACTGCTACGGGCAGCGATGCTGTTTTGGCCGGGGCGGTGCTCACCTCGCAGATTTCCGAGACTGCCCAAGGCGTGGACTTCACGTTCACCCAGCATGCCGTGTTCGGGGTTGTGGACGAGGGCGCGTCTGGTACGGACAGCGTTTCGGCAAAAGCAACTTTCCCGGTAGCAGTCAGTGAGTCCGCGCAAGGAACCGACACCACCAGCAGTGTCCCGACGTATGCGACCCGGGTTAATGAAAGCGCGACGGGGTCCGAGACCGTGGCTTCCGTGCCGGTGTATTCCGCCCAGATTGCTGAGTCTGCGGCGGGGATCGACGCTACGGCGTCCAGCTTCACCTTCTTTGGCACCGTGCTGGAGAATGCGCAGGCGGCGGACGCGGCGGCAACGACCTTGGCTTTGGGAGCTTTGATCTCCGAGTTGGCTGCGGGCACGGACACGATGGCTGGAAATGCCGGATTTGCAGTCTCGGTCGATGAGTCGGCTACGGCACAAGACGCCTTTGCGGTCATCGCAGCCTTTGCTGCCCTGATCCAAGAGAACGTAAACGCGGCGGACCAGATCATGGCCCGCCTGAAATGGGAATTGATCGTCGATACCCAGAACGCCGCATGGACCATAATTGATGACACTGGGCCCTCCTCGTGGCAAAATGTTTCAACCTCGGCTGACGCTGGCTGGCGCAATATCGACACGAAGGAGCCTTAAATGCCATCCGCATATACCTCGCTGCTTGGATTCGTGCAGCCCGTTACCGGGGAGTTGACCAACACTTGGGGCACGGCGGTCAACAACCAGTTGACCCAACTGATCGAAGATTCGATTGCCGCGACTTCCACGGCCAGCGTGACTGCTGGGGACTGGACGCTGTCTACCACTGCTGGCGGTGCTCAGAACGAAGCTCGCACAGCCATTCTGATTGCCACCGGCACGCCGGGAACTGCGCGGGTTGTTTACGCCCCCAAGCAGAGCAAGACCTACGTCGTCATCAACAACAGCGACAGCACCCTGTCGCTCAAAGGTGGCCCCGGTTCTCCGACGACCGGTATTGCGGTGGCTGCTGGGGACTCGGTGCTGGCTGCGTGGGACTCGGGCGTAGGTGACTTCGTCAAGGTAGCTGGCGGTGGCGGTGGCGCTACCGGTGGCGGTGCCAACCAAGTATTTTTTGAAAACGACCAGACGGTGACCAACAACTACACCATCCCCGGCAATAAGAACGCCGGTACGTTTGGCCCCATCACGGTGGACAGCGGTGTGACGGTGACGGTGTCGTCCGGCGCGGTGTGGACTGTGGTCTAAGGAAGGAATTGAAATGCCAGTAACGATTAACGGAACCACCGGAATTACCGGACCGGATGGCAGCGCATCTACGCCCTCGCTTGCGGGCGCTGACTCCAACACCGGGATGTTCTTCCCCGCTGCTGACACCATTGCATTTGCTGAAGGTGGTACGGAGGTCATGCGGATTGATAGCTCGGGGGAGGTTACGCGCTTTAACACCAACCCCGGCGGCATGACGATTAAACGCACTGATGGCGTCAACTCCAACGGCTGGCTCAATTTTGTTGGCTCTGATGATGTAGTTGACGGCTCTGTGCGGATGGCTACTGACGCAGCCAATACGCTGACGTTCTTGACCGCCGCCACCGAACGCGCCCGCATCACCTCCGGCGGGAATTTTCTTTGGGGCGCCACTGCGCTTTCAAACGTGTCTGCGGGCAACGCCGATGCGAAAGGCATTGACTACGGCGACGGCATGCGGCTTTTCTCTAGCCGAGCCAGCACTTCATCTCGAGAACACGTTGTTTTTTATAACCCAAACGGCGATGTAGGCTCAATCGACACAAGTAGCACTAGTACGTCATACACAACGTCTTCGGACTACCGTTTGAAAGAAGACATCCAGCCAATGGCTGGAGCACTTGCCAAAGTCGCCGCCCTCAAACCGGTAACCTACAAGTGGAAAGTTGATGGAAGTGATGGCGAGGGCTTTATCGCCCACGAACTGCAATCCGTGGTCCCTGCCTGCGTGACTGGCGAGAAAGATGCGGTCGATGATGACGGCAATCCTCGCTACCAAGGCATCGACACCAGCTTCTTGGTCGCCACGTTGACCGCTGCGATTCAGGAACTCAGAGGGATCGTAGATAGTCAAGCCGCCCGCATCGCCGCGCTTGAAGGAGCCGCACAATGAGCCAAGTAAAAATCCAAGGCAACGCCTCGGGCACGGGCATCTTCACGATTGCCTCGCCTAACAGCAACAGCAACCAGACCCTGACGCTGCCGGACAGCACGGGGACGGTCCAAGTCAGCGGCAACCCTATCTCGGGCACCACGGGCACTTTTTCTGGCGCTGTGTCTGGGACTACTGGCTCCTTCAGCAGTGACCTGTCCTTTAACTCTGGCTATGGCTCTGCTGCTGTCGCCTACGGCTGCCGCGCTTGGGTGAACTTTAACGGCACAGGTACGGTTGCGATTCGTGCTTCGGGTAACGTATCTAG